GTAGAGCCCTCTCAGCGACTCGGGCAGCGCAGTCCCAGCGGGGAGCGTGCCGCCGCCGAGGTAGAGCCAGCGGAGCGACTCGGGCAGCGCAGTCCCAGCGGGGAGCGTGCCGCCGCCGAGGTAGAGCCAGCGGAGCGACTCGGGCAGCGCAGTCCCAGCGGGGAGCGTGCCGCCGCCGAGGTCGAGCGTCCGCATTCCATCGTAGATTTCGATCGTCTCCTTCTGGTTCATCCTTGATCCAATCTCTGCGTGTTGCATGAAGCGACCTGGCGATCAGGCGCTGAGTGACTCCAGGGGTGTTGCTGATCGCAGCGCCAGCGCGTTCCCTCGCGCATGGACGTAGCTGCGTGTGACCCGTGTCGAGGTGTGCCCGAGGACCGACGCCGTCGCCTCGAGGCTCTGCTCGGCAACGAAGATCTCCGTCGCCGCGGTGTGTCGGATCTGGCCCGGCGACCAGTGGGCGACGCCGGCACGATCGCAGGCGCGCCGGATCGCGTGATAGATCGCGTCCTTCGAGTAGGGCTTCGAGCCGTCGCCCACGCCGAACAGGTACTCACGCCCCTCGCGTGCGCTCACGAGCAGGTACGCCGGCTCGTTGAGCGGGATCTCGCGCACGATGTCGTGCCGTGCCGTCTTGTGCCAGCGAGGGCACAGGAACGCGTCGCCGGCAGCTGTGATGACGACGTCGTCCCTGTGCGCTTCGCGGGCTTCGCCGACCCGGCACCCGGTCAGGAGGAGGAACCGGACCAGGTCGGCGATGTCTCGAGGAAGATTCGGGATCGTCGCCCGGACGGTCTCGAGCGCGACCGCCTCGACGCCGGCACCTTCGGGGGCGGCGTTGCGCTTGAGCGGGCGGAGCGTGCGGAGCTCGTCGGCGGTCGACTCGGGGATCAGGCCCATCTCCGCGGCCCAATCCCAGGCCTGGCGGATGATGTTCACGCGGGCGTTGATCGTCTTCCGCTTGAGGCCCTTCGTGATGAGCATCAGGCGCAGGGCTTTGAGGTGGTGCGTCGCGAGCTCCGCCGCCGGCACACCGGGGTGGAGCTCCTCGAGGTCCTTCAGCGCTACCCGGACGTTGTCGGCGTGGCGCGTGGGCGTCACGCCGTCGGCGCGCACGTAGACGCGCCGAGCGTGGTCCGTGTAGCGCCGCACGATCTCCGTGGTGCTACACGCTGACATGCCCACGAGCATGGGGTGTGCGCGGGCCATAGGCCGCCTCGAATCATCATGTCCGTCTGATTTGTGGGGTTGATGAGCCCGCACAAACGAGCCAGACGTCAGCGGGTTAGGAGGCCGCTTCAGAAACGCCGGGCGCCGGGAAGTTACTGGCCTCTTCGGCGGTCGTCAACCTGTGGCGACAGAATTCTCGCTCAGTGACTTCGGGGCTGGTATCTTCTCGGGCATGAACGATGCCGCTTCTAATGCCCGTTGGGTCGTCTCGATCCGAGATGGACACGCAGGGCCGATCGGACGATTCCACTCCCCGGAGGCCGACCGAGAGGCCGCCATCGCCCATGCCAGGCGGGCCAATCCGGGCGCCATCATTCTCGACGCGGTCGAGATCCCGAGGGCTGAGCAGCGGAAGATGGCGCAGGCCTCTGAGGACGTGGAGCCGACCCGCCGTCTGCGCCGCTCCGGATTCGCCATCACCACGCCGGGCTACGTCTTCGCGATCGCGGTGATGCTCGGCGCCCTTCCCGGGCTGCTCGCCGGTGCCTTGGTGCTGATCGACGGCGTGGGCAGAGAGTCCTTCCAGCGGTCGGTACTCGGTGCCGCGATCGCCTTCGGATCGTTCGCAGTGATCTGTTTCGCCGTCATGATCTCTGAGACGTGCCGGGCGATTCAGGCGATGCAACAGGATCAGCGAGCCGTCCTCGAGGAGCTCCGGAAGTCCGAGTAAAACCGACGCTGTATGGCGTTCCCATAAAGCCCTAAAACGTCAGTCGCCCGCGCACGGAAGAGGCCCACCCCCGCGAGAGGATGGGCCTCGGCTGTTCGGTCTCGGGGTGATAAGTCCCGAAGTCGTTCCCTCGGCTGACGAGGCCGCGTACAGGTCACGGTGCCGGGTCATCAACCTAGCAAAGAGGCCCACCCTCGCGAAAGGATGGGCCTCGGCTGTTCGGTTTCGGGGTCCTAAATCCCGAGGCTGTTCCCCCGCAGAAGCAGGGCCGCGTCCAGAACACGGTGCCGGGTCATCATCCACGGCAAGAGCGGGTGACCGGACTCGAACCGGCGACATTCAGCTTGGGAAGCTGACGTCGTCCGATACGTGATCACCCTGGATCGCTCCCCACTTCCCGCGCGGGCACCGCTTCGACGACTCGAGGCCCTTGCCGGCAGCGGTGATCTCGACGCGAATGCCTGCGGGGGTGATGTGTTCCGCGCCCCCTCGAGCGCTCTCGGCAACGACGCACCCGCAGGGGCGTCCGCGCACACCGCCCTGACACTTCGCCAAGATCGTCGCTCGCTTGGGCCCTTCGATCGTGGGCATCCTCACCAGCTTGATCGTGTCACACCCAGCGCACGCAGCTGAGCGCCGCCGCGCCGTTTTGTCGTCGACCCGCTCCGAAACGCGGAGACCCGACCATCCGGGCTCGGGCATTCCGAGCAGGACAAACGAGCGTGCTCGCTCCACCGTCATTTTGATCTTCTCGCTCATGGGATTATCTCGAGCAGATCCTCGATCTCGATCTCCATCGTGATTCGTCTGATCCAGTTCATCAGAATTGTGCTGCCGCCGCCGGTGGCGGGGACTCGGGTCACATAGTTCGATTGCGTACCGGATCGCACCTCGGTCGCATCCAAAACGAAGCATCCGTCGACCGAGTGTGTGCGTCCTAGCGTAGTGCCGCCCGCTTCCCATCCCGTGGCACGTTCGTACGCGCCGGCCCAGCTGGTGCTTGCCCATTGGGTGTTAACCGACGGATCGAGCTCAACGTTGACGGTGATGCCGAAGCTGTATTCCGCCAGCGTGTCCTGCCCGTCGTCGCAATCGAACGACGCGGACAAGGACATAGAGACCTCGTCGTCCCCGTCGACGAGCTTCCCACTCCCATTGATCAAGTACCCGCCGACCTCGTCGAACTGGACGAAGAGTCCCGTGTCCAGATAGAACGTCCCCGTCGGTCCGGGAATCGGATTGGGGACCGATGCGTCGGCACCTGCGGTGTTAGACCACGCCAGTTCGTTCTGCGTGATCGTGACCTTGATGCGCACACTGTTGGGACCCGAGATGTCCCAGCCGCAGATGGCGTCGCACTCAGGCTCCGGTACTTCACCGCCCCCGCAGGGAGGACAACACACCCGATGGAAGCTCACGGGCACGTCCCGTCGTGCGAGACGTTGCCGCCGTCGAAGAAGCGCGTGACGCCGTCCTCGTCGTCGGGGATCTCGCGGATCCAGACGATCGCCCCGACGTCGTAGGGCTGGGCGCTGAAGCCGCCGGGATAGTCGGCGCCATTGGTGGCGACGGCGCCGGCGCGGGTCGCCGTGTTGCCGGCGTCGAAGCCGGCGTGGGCCGTCCCCGTCCGCCCGTCGGTGACGACGCCCATCGCGTTCGCCGGCCAGGGCTCGTAGGGGTAGACCTCGCGGATGGTGTAGGGCCAGACGTGATCGGTCGGCGAGCCCACCGCCGTGATCTCGCCCAGGTAACGGTGGGCGGTCTCGTGCATCCCCGTGAGGTCGATCAACGCCCACTTCGTGCCCGTGCCCGATTCCTTGAACCGGATCAGCGCACCGCCGCTGGGCCTCGAGCGCGGTATCTGCTCGCCGACCTCGACATCGACGAAGCGGTCCCGCTCGTCGATGACGTCGATGAGCGCCGGCGTGATGCCCGAGATCATGCCGATGCCGAGCTCGCCGGCGGGGATGGGCTCCTGACAGACGACGAAGTTGCCCAGGTGCTTCGGGGCCTCGATGTCGACGCCCTGGAAGGCGATGCGGTCGGCCATCTCGCCGGCGTCGGTGTCGGCGCCCGGACCGAAGACGCTGTCTCCGAGGCCCAGGACGCCGTAGAGCGGCACGTCGTCCTCTGTGGTGTTCTCGACGACCACGAGGACCCCCGAGGCGGAGATCGCCGGGAGAGGCCGGCTGAGGGGCTCCGAGCGGGTCCTCGCGATCGCCTCGAGGGTGGCGTTGTGCTCGGAGGCGTACGTGATGACGCGATCGCCCGGGCTCATGGATGCGAAGGGAGGCCGGGCCATCAGGTGGGGATCCCCAGGGTGCTGAAGTCGAGGGTCTCGTAGACGCGATTCACGTACACGCTCTGGGTCTTCCGCACGATCCGGCTCGCAGAAGCGTCCTTCTGCTCGCGCGAGGCGGTCCAGAGGTACTCGTGCCCTTTCTTGGGGATGCCGGTGAGGTCTCCGGCGACGAGGCCCGTCTTGTTGGGGCGCTGCTCGAACCGCCAGGTGACATCCCAGTCGCCGCCGGGCTCGATCTGGTTCGCCTCCACGCCGAGGAAGAGGACCTCGCCGGCGGGGTAGCCATCAAACGTCGCGTCATTCACCGCGCGTTCACGCCAGGTGGAGCGGGCCGCGGCGACCTGCGCGTTGGTCAGTCGGGCCTGAAAAGCGAACTTGTACCCGTCGCCCTCGACGTCGGTGCCCTCGATGCCCTGGTCCGTGACGTTGATCGCGTTGCCTACGTCGGGCGCGGTGCCGTCGAGGTCGTCGGAGTGGACCGTCTCGAGGGCGTGCGTGAGCCGCCGGCGGTTGCCCGTCGTCGAGATCGATCCCAGGACGCCCGTCGCCGGCAGGCCGCTCGCGTCGTGCGTCGCCCATCGGATGCGGTAGGTCCAAAGGGCGTTGGGGCCGGGCGTCGTCTCGCTGACGAGCTCGGTGGTGCGGAGCGGCATCGTCTCGACGACCGACGGGACCTGTGCCGCCAGGGCGGCGCGGGCGCCGGCCTCGTCCTCGGTCGGGAAGTCGTCGGTCTGGACCTTGTACGTGCGCTCAGCTGAGGAGTTGTCGCCGGCCTTGATGCGCCGGCTGCCCTCGACTTCCCAGACTTCGTACGCCATCGGCGTGCTCCCTTGCTCAGCGGGCGACGGGCCCGTCCATCTCATTGAGGCGACGCCGGATGTCTTCGACCTCGCGCGAGATCCCCGCGACGGCCGTCGCGAGGGCGGCGCCGCTCGAATCGGCGCCGAGACCCCGCGTGTCGGCGGCGAACGTGCCCCGCGCGGTGATGCGATCGGAGTTGATCGAGGCCGCGGCGAACCCGCCGGTGATCCGGTTCACGAGGCTGTTCACCGCCGCTTCGGTCTGCGCGCCCAGGCCGGGCGCGTCCTCCGCGCCCTCCGCCGCCTGGATGTTGAGCTGCTCGAGCTCAGCCAAGATCTCCGCGATCTCGTTCTCGACCGTTGCCCGCTCGCTGCCCTTGCCGATCTCGAGCAGCGCGAGTCTCGCCTCGAGCTCACGCTGGCGTTCTGCGTCGCGATTCGCGAGCCCGGCGTCCTTCTCGGACTGCCGGCCACGAAGTGCCGTGTTGTTGTCGCGGATCTCCTGCCAGACATCCTCTTCCGACATATCGGTGATGCCCAGCCCGACACTGAATTCCAGGAAGAGGTTGCCGATCTTCGTGACGACCCAGTCGTAGGCCTGCGTGACGCCCGTGAAGAGGCCGTCGAAGAACCCACGCGCAGCGATCTCCATCTCCGCCCAGATGCCGCCGAACCAGCCGACGAACTTCAGCCACACGACCTGGAGCTCCGTCGTGCCCTCGAGGAAGACCGACTTCAGGCCCAGCATCGCGATCCGCCCCGCGAGCGCCCAGTTGCCGCTCTTGATCGCGTCGAAGATCCCGCCCATCGTCGCCTTTACGATCTCCCAGAGCTTGTTGAGCTCGCCCTGCATCAGCAACACCGCGGCCTGGCCCATGTCGGTGAAGAACAGGAAGCCGGCACCAGCTGCGATGATGCCGCCGGTCGCGACGGCCGTGAGCACGATGAGCGCACCCAGCGGGCTGAGGATGAACCCGACGAGCGAGGCGAGCGTGCCCAGGGCGGACCCGGCGAGGATCAGCGCCCCGCCCAGGAGCGTGAGTGTGACGCCCGCCGCCAGCGCGACACCGATGCCCACTGCCACGCCAGCGACGAGCGCCTGATTGTTCTGAACGAACTCCGTCACCACGCCGGAGACGTTCGCGAGGATCTCCGCGGCCTTCGTGACCGGGCCCTCGACCGCTTCACCGACGGCGATCAGCACGCCCTCGATCGCCGACATGGTCCGCCGGAAGGCGCCGCCGATGCCGGCGTCCATCTCCTTGGCGATCCGCTCGGCGTTGCCGTCGGAGCTCAGGAGATTCGCGAGCGCGTTGTCGAAGGTGGCGTCGGCGTCGGCGAGCTTGATGCCGGCGGCCTGCCCTCGACCGAAGAGCTCCTCGAAGATCGAGAGGCGCTGACGAGAGCCCATGCCGCTCGTCGCCTGGCCGATGTCGGCGATGATGTCGGCGATCGGGCGCAGGTTGCCCTGGGCGTCGCCGGCCTTCACGCCGATCGAGGCGAGGAGCTCGTCGACCTTCTCGCTCGAGAGGTTCTTGAACGCTCGGGCGAGCGCGTTGCCGCCGAGCGAGCCCTTGATGCCGTTGTCCGCCAGGATGCCGATCGCCGCGGACGTCTGCTCGATCGACTCGCCCGCCGCCGACGCGATCGGTGCGAGGACCTTCATCGCCTCGAAGTAGTCCTCGAGCGTCTGCGAGGAGCTGTTCACCGAGGTCGCGACGACGTCGGCGACGCGGCCCATCTCCGACGCCGGCAGGTTGAAGCCGCGCATCGCCGCCGCCGCGATTTCTGTGGCGCGCGGAAGCTCGGTGTTCGTCGCCCTGGCGAGGTTCAGGACGTCCTGCGTCGACTGGAGGATCTGACCGGAGTCGAAGCCGGCACGCCCCATCTCGACCATGGCGCCGGCGACCTGGCGGGCGCTGAAGCTCGTCTCACGACCGAGACGCTTCGCCTCCTCGCGCAGGGCCTGGAACTGCTCCTCGGTCGCGCCCGTCACCGCGCGGACGGTGCGCATCTCGTCATCGAACTGGGCGTAGGCCCGCGTCGCGATGGCGAAGGGCGTCGCCGCCGCCGTCGACGCCGCGGTGATGCCGGCACCGATGCGCGCGACCTGCCCGCCCCAGGCGCGGAGCATCTGGCGAGCGCGCAAGAGGCCCTTCTCGAGCTTCGTGCGGTCGGCGCCGATCTCGATGTGCGCGCCACCGGCCTTGATGGATCGAGACTTCGACATCGCCTATGGGCTCACGCTGTTCTTGAAGAGCTCGGGGATGTCGGACTGCGCCGCCTCGAGGGCCGGCCCCATGAATGGGCGCGGTGCGTAGGTGAGCGTGCCAGTGACGCGCTCGAAGTCCTTGTCGAGACCGACGAACCGACCGCCGGTGCCGCGCCCCAGACCACCCCCACGAGCGACGAGCATGTCCCTGACGCGCACCCGACCGCCATGCTCGAGCAGGCCCGGGACCACCTTTCCTCCGGGCCCCTTCCTGTTGAAGCGAACGGGCCCGACGACGACGGCGCTGATCGCGGTGTCGTAGCCGAAGAGGATCTTCTTGAGGTCCTTCGTGTGCGTCCTGGGCGGCTCGCCAGGCTTCGACGTGATGCCCGACTTGCCGGCGGGACGGATGCTGTTTCGCGAGATCTTGCGGACCATGCCGCCGGCGTACATCAGGCGGCGCCGCTCGGCTTGCTTGACGCTCTTGATCACCTTCTCGTGATCGAGGCGGAGCATCTTGCTGCTGAGCTTCACTGTGACCATTACGGTCCGCCTCCCTGCTCGAGCTTCCGGATTCGCGCCTCGTGGTCCTTGATGCTCTCCTTCACCGCGTCGAACTCGCTGGCCGTGAATCGCTGCACGACCGAGAGCTCGCGCACGTCGACCCTGACCTCTTCGAGCGCGTCGTCGATCTCGTCGAGCTTGCCGACCGCGCGATTGATCAGACGCCCGACGAGCCAGCCGACGACGGCGATCAGGAGCGGCGTCACGAAGACGACGACCGCCAAGGGTGTTTCGCTCGCGAGCGTCACGCTCACCCCGCGAGGAGCTCGTCTACGAACTCGCGACCCTGCCTGCCCTGGACGCGCTTCAGCGTCGCCATCTGTTCGGGGGTCGCGTTGGTGAGCACGCCGCTCTGACGGACACCCTCAACGGCACGACGGCCCATCTCGATGGCGTGCTCTGCGCGCAGTCGCTCCGCCTCGGCCTCCTCGGCCCTGCGCCTCGCCTTCCGGTCTCGCTCGAACGCGGCGACGCCGCCGGCGAGCGTGCCGATGAGCAGGGCGATCTGAGACGCACCCACGGGCAACCATCGCGACGCCTCTTCGGCGCCGTGCTGCACGTTCGTGGCGATGAACTCGGCTTGCGAAGCGTTCGGGTCGAGGGACTCCGCGTGCTCGCGAGCGCGCGTTGCTGCGTCTCGGATGTCCGGGAGGACGCGCTCGACCTCCTCGAGCGTCACGACCAGGCCGTCGATCACGGCGTCGAGCCGTGAGCTCTCCGCCTCGGGCAGCTGCTCGCGCTGCGCCTGCCCCTGGGCGATCTGCTCGCGGAGGTCGGCGACGACGTCGATCGTCTGCTGAAGACGTTGCTCGGAGGCCGTCGCTGCGGCGACTGCGGCTTCCTTCGCCTCCTGGCGGTCCTCGAGGGTCGCGCACCCGGGCGTGGCGGTGAGCGTCAGGAGACAGGCTGCGAGCGTAAGGACGATGGTTGCTGCTCTGCGCATTTGGGCTTCTCTTTCTTCATCAGCGACTTGAGGTGTGACCAGGACTTCCCGGATCCGGAGGTCTCGCGCTTCTTGAGGACCGGGAAGAAGTCCGAGGGCGTGCGCTTCTGGCCGGCGATGCCAGCGATGGCAGAGAGAAGCGCACCCGTCTGCATGAACTCGTTCGCGATGCGCCCCTCCGCCATGTGTTGCAGTTGGCGGAGGGTCAGTCCTCCTGGGTCGATTCCGACGACGCCGGCGGCTTCGTAGGCCCAGCGGATGAGGTCTGCATCTCCCTGTTCAGGACCGCGTCGAGCTCCTCGAGGAACTGCTCGTCCGTCTTGTTGAGCTCCGGTCGCTTCTGGACGTGGTCGATCGCCAGGAGCGTCCGACGATCGACGGTCTCGATCGCGGCCTTGATCGCTTCGCGACGCTCCTGGTTCGGGAAAAAATCAGTGATCGCCTCGAGGACGGCCTTCGTGGCCTCCGCGATCGCGTCGCCGGCGAGGGCCTCCCCGAAGTCGTCCTGCGTGACCTTCGGGTCCATCTGCTCCGCCTGCTTCTGGCACAGAAGCCAGAGGAACTCGAAGAGCTTGCCGTAGTCGCTGTAGAGCTGCTGGACGATGGTGACCTTCCCGCCCTCGAAGAGGTGGAAGCCCTTGCCCTTGATCCTGTTGAGCGTCGTGAGGGTGAAGTCGATCGACCACTCGCGGCCCATGTTGTCCTTGAACGTGTGCATCGGTGTCTCCTGGCGTGGTGCGTGTCTGTGGTTGGTGGTGAGCCCGGTCGCCAGCGATCAGCTGCCGCGATCGTCCGTCGCCCAGACGGGAGGGTTGGTGTTGTCCTTGCACGGGCTGAGCTCGTAGTCGTACTCGACGAGCCCGTCGTTGTTCTCGGTGCGCTTGAACTTGCGCACCTGGACGGTCGCCTTCGGGCCTTCACCCGCGCCCCCGTCGGCGTCGATCTGGTGAACGCCGAGCTTCCCCTTCGACGCCGCGGCGTCCTCGAGGGCGACGAAGAAGGTGTTGTCGCGATCGGCCTGGACCTTGCCCATGAACCGAATGCCCAGGAGCGTGCTCTCCTCGGTCTTCGTGCCGCCGCCGAGACGTGACGTGCTCTCCGCGACGTCGTAGTCGTAGTCAAACTCGGGATCGATGACGTCGGCCTCCGCCCACGCGGTGGCGTCGCCGATGCCGTTGGGCTTCCAGAGCAGGACCGCGTCGATACCAGGCATGAGTCCGGACATTGTCAGTTTCTCCTTCTGTACTTCAGAGTGATGAACGTGCGAAAGATGCCGAGTTTCCACGCGTCGCCGTCGACGAGCGGTCCGGGATCCATCTCCATGAAGATCCCGATGCTCGCGAGGTGCTTGTTCTCGAGGTAGTCCATGAGCGTGGTCGCGATCTCCATCGCGGCATCCTGCTCGGCCTTCGTGTTGGCGTTGAAGCTGAGCGCGATGGCGAAGACGTCCGTCGTCTTCATCGCGCTGCGCTTCTCCGCTTCTTTATCGATGTCCTGCGGGAGGACCTCGATCAGGCCGTCGCCGATGTCCTCAGCCTTCGTCGTCGGGACCCACTCGCGGCTGACCGTGATGCTCGAGCTCGCGATCGCGGGCTCCGCGGCGACAAGGTCCTTCAGCGCATCGGCAGCGGTCACGATCGGACTCGTCATGGCGCCACCGCCTTGAGCTTGGCGAACACGCGGCGCGACGTCTGCTGCGGGCTGGTCCAGGCCCAGACGTCCTCGCCGGCGGGCTGGAGGACTTCAAAGTGGTGGACCTTCCCCTCGATCGTGCTCTCGATCAGGTCGCCGCGCTTCGGGTCGATCACCGGCGGGGCGTCGTCTTCGGGCTCGCCATCGCCGACCAGGTCGGACGCGAGGATGATGAACTGGCGGACGCGGGCGACGATGGCGGAGCCGTGCTCGTCCAGGTACGCAACGCTCTGCTCGGTCGAGGTCGCGGTGATGTCGAGGCGCGTCTCGCCGACGGGTGTGTAGGAAATCGCCTCCGTCAGACTTCTCTGGCGGAGGCGGTCGATCATCGAATTCCCTCGGGCGAGGAGATTCATCAGCTGGTCGTGTTGACGTGCAGCCCGGTGGCGCCCAGGCGTCCGCGACCGATCGTCGCGCCGCTCGCGGCGTCCGCCGCCGCGATGCCGGCGAACTTGTTGTCCGCCGCCGTGGTGGTCATCTCGTTGGCGGTCTCGTCGAAGTAGATCGGCTCGCCCGCCGTCCAGGTCTCGCCCGTGGTCTTCGCGAAGTCGAAGATGCCCTCGAGGAACACCTCGCCCACCGCGCCGTTGGCGATCGCTTCGGGCGCGACGCCAACGGTGTGCCCATCGAGCACGACGACCTCGGCGGCAGCGATGTCGGCGCCGGCGGTGATCTTGATGCTCTTCCCGTCCCGAACCCATTTGGCCTCGGCCATGGATGTCTCCTTCGTGTGTGTCTGTCCGTGTGGGTACGGCGCTCAGCTGAGCGCACTCAGCTGGTCGGTTACGCCGTGTTCTTGAGCGCGCCGCGCGGGTCCTGGAGGTCGACGCCCCAGTCGTGGTAGCCGCGCCACTTGATGCCGAGCGAGTCGAAGTCGGCCTGGGCGGACTCGATGATCGGCTCCTCGCGACCGTCCAGGTAGGAGATCTCGATCGCGGGCAGGTCTTCGGGCTCGGCAAAGAGCCACCACGTCGACGGCGAGCCGCCAGGGATCTTCGCGAGGTTGAGGTACGACGACTTCACGACGCGGAACTTGCCCGCGTGCATGTTCTTCGTGATGAACTTCGTTTTGGAAGAGTTGCCGTCCTCGAACACCTGCTGGCCCTGATAGATCTGGTTGGCGAGCGTGTGCAACGCGTTGGGCACCAGCATGATCGCCGCGGCGAAGCCGAGAGGATTGCCCTCGGGATCAACCTGGTCGTTGAACTTCGTCTCGGCGGCGTCGAGGCCGGTGACGGAGAGGGCGTTGCTGGTCAGGAGGTTCTTGTTGTCCGCGTGGAAGAAGTTGTTGGGATTCGCGAGCAGAAGAGCGAAGCCGATCTCCTGCATCGAGAGCTTGGCGCCGCGGCCCAGGAGCTTCGGGATCTTCGAGAGCGCGTCGTTGTCGTCGTTGATGATCGCCGTGCGCGGGATCGAGAAGAGCCGACCGTACGTGTCCGCCGAAGCCTCGAAGCTCTCCTCGTCGAGCGTTCCGGACTCGATCTGGCCCGACGGAGGCACCAGCTTGTAGTTGAAGTCGCCGGTCAGGCGGTAGCGCTTGTGCGTCTTGAAGTCGCCCACGCGACCCCTCGCCGAGATCTGCTGAAGCGCATCCTCGGCCTTCATGAACGACTCAAGCATGACCTTGTGCGCGACGAGACCGAGCGCGATCGTGAGGTCGGCGGTGTGCGTGAAGCCGCCCGACGCACGAACGCTGCGGTGCGGGAAGGCGTGCTCCATGATCGAGCGGAGGTTGCCGGCCTTAACGTTGTCGCGACCCGTGTAGCCGTTCGCTTTGGCGACGATGAGCAGGGCCTCCTGGATGCCCAGGGAGGCGCCGTAGCGATCGCGGGCCGCCTGGAGCGTCTGGTCGTCGTAGTCCCTCTCGCACTGCTCGCTGGAGAGGCCGGAGCCCATCGCGAGGGCGGCCTCGATCACGCGGCCTTCGGGAAGGCCACGGCCCGAGACGGTGGTGATGTTCGGCGCCGCGAGGACCAGGCGGTCGAGATCGTTGCGGAACGAGTCGGCGTCCTGCTTCGAGTCGATCGCCGCCGTCGCCATCTGGCCGGCGGCTTCGACCTGATCGGGGTACCGGCGGATGTGCGCCTGCAGCGCGGTGTTGATCGTCTGCACGCGCGTGTTCTCGGCACGCTGCGCTTCGATGATCTGCTCGGTCGACCGGCTGACCGGCGTGACCGTCTGCGTCACGGTGTTCTGCGTGGTCTGCTGGGCGCCGGCCTGGACGCCCTGCCCCTGCTCGCCACCGCTCTGCGAGGTGTTCGCCTGCCCGTTGTTCTGCGCACCGCCATTGGCTGCGCCGTTCTGGTCGTCGCCCATCTGGTTTCCTTCCTTGGAATTGGATTGCGCAGCAACGCGCGTCTCTGTGCCCTTGTTCTCGCCGACCGGCAGGACCGAGACCTCCTCGAGCCTGCACTTGTCGAACGCGTGGAGCGGGCCGTCGTAGGCGCGCCCGTTCGCCTGGTAGGTCGAGCCGGTGTCGTGGTCCGAGGTGCTCTCGGGACGAGCTCCGATGCTGGCCTGCCACTTGTAGCCGTTGCGCGCGTGCGCAAGGAACTGGTTCGCCTCGTCGCTCTCGGCGCTGATCACGCCGGCGACGACGATCTTGCCGCCGTCCGTCTTCACGCTCGTGATGTAGCCCAGGACGTGCTGGATCCGTCCGCCGTCGTGGGCGAAGAGCAGCGGCACCTGTTCGCCGTGCGAGACGCCCTCGCAGTTGACGATGACGGGCACCCGGCTCCACCACTGGCGCAGCGGCTCGCCCGTGTAGGCGACGATCTCGAACGTGGGGAGCTTCTTCCCGTCGCCCGATGCGGCCTGCACTGAGATCGTCGCCCGAAGGTCCATCGTCTTCTGCTCAGTCGTCATCGAAGTCGTCCTCCTGGACGCGCGCTCGCTCGATCGCCGGGTCGTCCTGTGTCTCGCTGGTGTCTTGCGCCTCGTCGACCAGGCCCAGTCGGCGGTGGAGGGCCTCCTCGTCGGCGAGCTGGTAGGCGTTGTCTTCCCAGTCGAGCCCGTCCTCGGCGGCGATCGCGGCGCGCGTCGTCGTCCGAGCCTTCAGGCCCAGCATCCGCGCCTGCTGACGCTTCACCGGATCGCCGGGTCGGGTGTTGTCCCAGTTCCAGGCGATGCGGGGTGGCGTGTCGCGATCGAGCCGCATCCGTGCGGCTGCCTTCGCGAGCTCGCGGTCTTCCGTGACCACGCGGCGCCACCACTCCGCGAACACGCGCTTGAGCACCTTGAGCTCGAGCGACTTTCGCTCCATCTTGGTGAACCCGCCGAACGCCAGGTGATCGATCTCGCTCGAGGCGAAGTTGAAGCTCGAGGAGTCCGCCAGGGCGATGTTCTTGGGCATGTGGACGGGCGCCGCGGCCTCGCCGATCAGCATCCGCATGAACGCCTCGTACATGGTCGTCGGGTGCTCGGCCTTCAGCTGCGTGAGCTTCTGCCCCTTGGCGAGCACGGTGAACTGACCACGCATGAGCGCGACCTCGTCCATCGGATCCGGCTCGAAGACCTGCTCGTTGTCTTCGTCGCTCTCGGACTCGAACTCGTCGTCCTCGACCGCGTCGGACTCGAGCACGCCGGTGTGCAGCGCCGCTGCCTCCGCCGCCTGGACGGTGGCGAGCGTGTACCGGCGCATCAGCGCGAAGAGCTCGAGCGAGGCCGTGAGCTCGGGGATCCCGCGCACCTGGCCCGGGCGCTCGCGTCGGAACAGGTGCATCACGTAGCGCGCCGGGATCGACTTCGGATCGACCGTGTGACCGTACTCCGATCCCGGGTGACGGTTCGCGACGTAGTACCGCCTGGGCCGGCCCCTGCGATCGACAACGACGCCGTCGTAGTCGAGCTCCTCGCCGCCCTCGAGGTTGAGCTTCGAGCCGTACAACGCGGACGACGTCACCTGGTCGGCTTCCACGAGCCAGAGGTCGAGGCCCTCGAGGGCGGGCTTCGTGAGGTCGTCCGCGAAGATCAGGAACGCCTCACCAGACTCGCCCTGTGACAGACGTGCCGTCCAGAGCTTCTCGGTGAGGCCCACGCCCTCCGACCAGTCCGTCCACGCCCGCTTGATCGCCTTCGAGATCTTCCGCTTCTCGTCGTCCTCGAGGTCCTCGAGGTCCTGGAGTCCGAGCAGCTGGAGGCGCGGGCCGCACCCGATGACCATGTTCACCAGGGTGTGCATGATGTGGCGTGCCCAGGCGTTGTTGCCGATCTCGTAGCGTGATCTCGAGCGGAGCTTCGAGCGGACCTCCGGGGAGAGCGCCGCGTCCGCCGCCAGGAAGTCGGCCTGGCTCCAGTGCTCTCGGTTGTTCGCCGTCGTCTGGGCCGCGTCGTAGCGCGCTCGGACGTGGCGCCGCTTGTTGGTGCGCTTCTTTCCGAACGTGATGGGCGAGCGGATCTTGATCACCCGAGGCCTCCGGGGGGCCGCGTGCGTCGGAAGATCATCCCGAACCGGAGCTTGCGGAGGGCCTTCTTGCGAGCCTGGTGCTCGTCCGCCGCGATGAGATCTCGGAGGCTGTGCGTCGTGACGCTCTGCCCGTCGACCGTCGCGGACTTCACGGTCGCCTTGGCGACTTCCTCGATCGCCTCGTTGATGTTCGCGGGATCGGCCATGCCCCACCAGTAGTGAGACGGGTCGTCAACTTGGCGCACGTCGAGCGCGCGCGCTTCAGATTGTTCGCTCTATGGAATCTTTCTTCATGAAACCACCCGCTCTACGGTGGTCGTCTTGTCGCCGCAGTGCCGGCACGCGCGGAGACGTCGGATCCCCTTGCCGTACGGACGGGTCCAGATCACGCGCATGTCGACGCACCCGCACTTCTTGCAGGCGACACCGGGCGACGCCTCGTCCTTGGGCCTCTGTCGCTTCTTGGGCATCACCGCACCCCCGCGCGCTGGCTGCGCTTCTCGGCCTGGATCTCGCTGAGCTTCCGTCGACGCCGGCGGCGCTTCTTCACGGGTCGGTTGGTCTGGACGCCGGCGGGCGTGCTCCCGCCCATGGACGCGCCGACGGCGCATCCGACCAGGCAGTCCCACCAGTGGTTGTCGCGCTTGTTGGGCGGCTGCTTCCACTCGTAGAGCGTGCGCTCATGCCCCTCGGTCTTGATCCGGTACTCCTGGGTGAGGTGCTCGGCGAGCAGCTGGTGGTGCTGGGCGCTCTTGCCGTAGAGCGAGATGCACCCGTCCTCGCCCATCGCCAGGCCGAGGCCCTCGTAGACCTGACTCTTCCACCAGTTGGTGTCGTAGAGGACGTGGCGGATCACGCGGTTGTTGGCCGGCTTCGGGACGCGCCAGTTGAGGCCGATGCGTTCGCCCTGCTTCTTCGTGTACTGGTCGAAGGGCCTCATGCTCGCCGTGACGCCCTTGCCGATCGAGGGCATCACCACGCCGCCGTGGCGGTTCTGACGGCAGAACAGGTGGACGGTGTCCGTCGACGGACCCCACGCCGCGTCGACGAGGATCCGCTCGAGGTTCAGGACGGTGTCCCCGCCGTCGACTTCCCATTCGTGATCGATGAGGATCCCGGTGAGGACCTCGAGGCCCTTGTAGATGGCGCCGGTGCGCGACGGGATCTCGGTCGCCTTCTTCATCGTGCGCTTGATGTTGCGGAGGGCGAAGTACCGCGTCGGCTGCTTGGGCCAGGTCCCGTAGTCGACGACGGCTCCGGTCATGTCGTCGGACCACGCGCAGACCATCCAGTAGAGCGCCCGCTCCTGGACGTCGACGAAGGCCGTGACGCGCGTCGCCCAGTTGGGGACCAGGCCCCGCTCCATGCGGTTGTACTTGCGTGTGATTTGTTCGGCGGTCAGCGGCGCCGAGTCCTCTGGGATGTCGCTCTGAGGCTCGTTCTGATACTCGGCATACCAGGCGTAATCGCCCATCTTGATCTTGAGGTTCATCGCGTGATGGATCGCGCTGAACTCTTGCTCTTTGTTGTATCGCGCGGGCCAGCTGGCGACGGCGCCAGCCTCGAGCTTCTTCCACTGCCGCTTGTAGAACGCGAGCGCCGTGCCCGGCGGGACGTTGCCGGCGAGCTCGTCTCGGTAGACCTCGGCGTACTTCTCCCAGCGCTCCTCGTCGGTCGGGAGCGACGTGAGCATCTTGGTGACCTCGCCGCGCCATTCGGGGTGCAGCTTTCGATCGAGCAGCTGGTCCGCCAGGTCGCCCTGATTGATGATGGTCAGCGGCATGATCGCCGCGATCGACTTGCCGGGGCCGGCGAGCCCCTCGATGGCCTTGGAGAGCTTGCGGATCCGCTGCGTCGTCTGGGTGACCGACGCCGCAGATTCGTCGGTCTGGGGGTCATCGGGGAGCACGAGGTCAGGGCGTATCGTGCGTCCGTCGGCGAGGCGTGCCTTCATGCCTCGGATGCGCCCGGTCATCGACGCGACGCGGATGATCGAGCCCGAGCTCGGGGAGCCCTTGATCGTCGGGAGCATCACCCCATCCTGTGTCCATCGGATTCGCGTCGGCACCCCTTCGCATGTCTGGCCGGTCGCCCGCTGGTTCATCCCCTCGAGACGCGCGACCGGGTAGCACACCTCCGGGAAGTCCTCGGCCAGGATCTCGTTGGTTTGGAGGGCGGTCTTGACCGAGTCGAGGAGCTCGTCAGCGTGGGTAGCCGTCGCCCCGATCAACACCGGGAAGATGCGGTGCCCATAGAGCACCGCCCAGATCGCGCACGCCTCGGCCATGCTCGTCTTGCCAGACCCGCGCGGCATGGCGATGGCCTTCTTCGTCCCGTGGAGCGCCGCGGACTCCATGTCCGAGAGCACCTTCAGGTGAGCGTCTGACCAGGGGTCATCGAATGTTGGCGCGAAGTACGTCTCACAGAAGAGCTTCAGATCGAGCCGGCACGACTCACGGCGCGCTTCGTCCTCCACCGCCGGGATCGGGCCGATGTCGCGCCCCGACGCGGACAGGGCGCGCTGCTGGCGAGCGCGTCTGGCCTTGTAGTCATCCCAGCCGGGATCGCCGGCCCTCAACGCCGCCCCCTACCGCTTGCCGCGCTTCGCGTATGGAGATCTCCCGGACTTCATCGCGCGGATGCGGAGCGCCGGGTTGGTCCCGCCGCCCGTCGCCGTGTACGTGTACGCCGCCAAATCCTGCTCCAGGCGGAGCTCGTGCTCGAGGTAGGACGACGGGCTGTCTTCAATGTGATCCCTGTCAGCGCCGCCGTTGTCCCAGAAGATCGTGTCGCCGAAATCTTCGTAGGCCCACGCCTCGGCGGGGTTGACCGCAATCGCGTTGAACTCGCCGGTGTCGACGATGTCCTGGAAGCCCTCGAAGTACTCGTTGAGCGTGTCCTCGTTGGCCGATCCGTCCTGGTCGATTCGGTGCGTTCGATCGAATCGGAAGAGGAGCTTCGGCTCGAGGCCCAGCGCTGCGTGACGAGACGCAACGTAGCGCGCGATCGACGTGACGTTCGCCACGATGCCCGCCTTGCTGCTCGAGACGACGCCGGCGAGCGGCTGCCCGAAGTCTTCGGGATTGAACGCGATGTGGTTGGCGTTCTGCGGGTCGTTGCGGTTGCGATCGTTCACGCCCGTCGCGATGCGGAAATTGAGATAGCCGTCGTCGCCGGCCATCCACGCCCACACCTTCAGGAGCTCGTCGAAGTAGGCGGTCGGCATCTTGTTGAAGAGGTTGTCGAAGAACTCGCGAGCGCCGCCGCCGCCCCGCCAGATGAACGGCTGCACGTTCACGCCCTTGAGACTCGGGATCGTGATGCACGACCCGATGGCCCACCACGGGAGCGCGGTCGGGGTGCTGCTGCCCAGGTTTCGCTCGATCCAACCGACGTTGAGGCCGGCACGCCCGGGGTCCGCCGCGATCGTGCCGTCGATCCGCTGGATCGGGCTATCGCCCGGCGCGCGCACGTTCGATGCGTCGGTGACGCGGAGGTACGTCGTGCCGGATCCCGCTCGCCTCGCGTAGAGCGATGCGGCGCCCGCGTCGGGCGACGCCACGAAGAACCCCGAGACGAGCAACTCGAGCTCGACCGGGTAGAAGCTCCCGAGCATCTGGTGCTCGTCGGGGAACGTGTTGGTGTAGGTCTCGGCGCCCGTGCCGGAGTTGTCGCGATCGACGCCCATGCCGCCGGGCTGCACGGCGTGGAACGCCTCGCCCGTGTCCGACTCGTCGAGCAGGAACGGCGCGAAATCCGCGGGGTAGTTCGAGCCGTACGGGTCGGCGTCCGCCGGGTTGCTGAAGCGATTGTCGTGGAGCGGAGACGTACTACTCGCCCCGACCATCGGCGCGAGGTTGTCCTTGCCGTTGATCCGGACGCCGTACATGGGCGTGCCCCAGACGGGGATTCCCAGCGACGCCATGGCGTGAATGACGCCGTGGTTGATTCCGGAGCTCGAGCGGTGCCCGTTCGAGTCGAAGAAGTTGATGTCGAGACATCGGGCCGTCGGCTCCGCGACTCGACAAGCCGCGACGCAGTCTCCCCACGCCTTGTTGTTTCCGTGGATGATGCTCACTTCGCTGCCTCCAGTCGACGGAAGAAATCGCCACGCGTGTACGTACGCGCGGCTTGTCGGAAGTCCTTCACGAACCAGCGATCCTGGTACGTGTGCGGGTTGAACCACTTCAGGTCGTGCCCGCACTCGATGGCCTCGCGCATGAGTACGCGATTGAACTCACGCCACCCCAGCAGGAGCTCGTCTGGGATTCCGAGCAACGGCATGTGGGTCCAGATCGTCAGGTCCTCGAACGCGCGGTCTCTCAGTTCCTCCACGATCGCTGCGAGGCGATCGGTGAACGCGCGGACCGTCGGCGCCGAGTTGAAGGGCGGGTAGGCGACGATGTCCCTATGCCCTGTGTAGCTCCGGACGCGCATCCCTCGACCGTTGCCGGTCATGAACGCGATCGCGTTGGCCTGGACGTACCGCTCACGCACCGCCGTCGATTGCTTCTCGAGCGTGCGGCCCGCGACGAACTTGTCGAAGTTTTCTGGGTTCGGGTCGTTTCCCCAACCCTCGATGTACCCGGGCATCCGCTCGTTCCACTCGCCCCAGGTGATCTTGTCTTCGTGGTCGAAGACCTGCTGATCGAACTCGACGCCGTCCTTGCGGAAGAGCTCGCCCATTCGTCGGCAGAACTCGGTCCGCTCCGGCCGCGCGTCGTCCGCCATGTCGGTGACCTGGTGAACGTCGTCGAAGGCACCGCCGCCGGCCAGCTGCTCGTTCTGCCAGCGGATCGCGCGTTGTCCTCGATACTTCGCCATCGCCTCGCGATGCTCTTCCTCGGGCGTCTTGCCAGGGCGATCGACGTACACGCTCAGCGTGTCGACGAATCGGATCCCGCGCTCGGGGTCGTTGACGCGCTGCAGCTCTTCGATGTTGCCCGACCAGTCGAGGACCTCAAGCATCCGAGCCGCCTCCTTGCGCCTGTAGGTCCTCCAGGACCTCACCCCAAGCTTCCGCAACGAAAGCTTCAGTCTGCGGATCTCCCTCGGTGGCTTTGATGTTTTGGAACGCGCTGGCGTGAGATACGCCGACGAGCTCGCCGATCTGATTCAGGCTGAGCTTGGTCTCCCGCCTCATCAGCGCACACGAGATGCGTCGGGCCATTGAGATGAACCGACGCATCGAGCCGCTCTCGAGCATGTCGATCTCGCCCTCGCACTTCGTGACCTTCAGCGCCGCCGCCTTGATCCTCGAGGCGAGCTCGAGGTCCGCCTCGCTCGCCCGGTCCAGTGTCGATCGTCTCATGCGTCACCCGCTTTCAGCTGGGGCGCCTGCGTCGTCTGCGCGTCCATGCGCCGCCTCCGTTCATGGTGTGTGTCTCTGTTGGGCGAGGCGCTTCGCCTTCGCCTTGATGCCAAGAATCAGGTTGCCCATCACGTTCCACGCGAAGTCGTCGATCGCGGCGGCGACCGGCGCGTCGTCCTCACGCGACTCGATTGGTCCGCTTGAGAGGTCGACGCGCTCGATCTGCTCGTCGATCGCCTGGAGGACCGCGAGGTAGTCCTCGGCCGTCGCCGGCGGCGCCTGCTCGCCGGGGACGTTGTGACGCGCTCGAGCGAGGCGATTGGCCTCGTCGCCGATCACCATGGCGGCGCGGCAGACCGTCTCGTGCGCGAAGTCGTGCAGGATCGTCTGCAGCGCTCGGACGTCGTCATCGTCGCGGTCCGGGTACTCGACGCGCCAGATCTGCTCACGCATCGCGTCGAGCACCGCGCGGAAGTCGTCGCCCGTGGGCTTGGGGGCCTGGTCGCTCATGAGCCGTGCCACTCCCCCCAGAGCTCTGCGTCGTCGCGTCTGAGCGCCGCCGCGGAGATCTCGTCAGTCGTCGTCTTCCTCGTCCTCGACGACGAAGTAGTCGTCCTCGTCTCCGATGAGCACGCTTGATCCCTCGTCTGGGTGGTGGAGGCAAGACAGTCACACCGCGCGGTTGTTCCCCCTGGGTCTTCCTCCTCTTTCCC